CGTTAATCTTAAGATTAAGCTTACTTTTGCCTGATGTAGACTTATTAAAAATATCTACGCCCTTTTGGATAGAGGAGAGAAGCTTCTTGTCATTAATTACGGCGTCGAGTTTAATCATAGTGCACTATTCAGTAAAATATACACTTTTTTCAAATGTTTTTTCGCCTTATGTCATGGTTTCAATCAAATCCTGCATATTCATTTTACCCCCTCTTTCTTTCATCATATCCGTTAGGGATTTTCCTTGCGCGGTTTGTTTATACCCCATATACTCATAATCTTCTTCAGTCGCTCCCATCACGGTTGACGCCCCTTCCTTGTCTAGATTGCTCATTACATTCTTTGCTTTGTCCTGCGCATTAACATAATCAATGATTTTGGCTGCATCTTGACGTATAGACTCCGGAATTTTAGGATAATTTTCAAATATATTTTTGAACATACGCGTGAACACTATTATCTTTACTTGATTACTTGACAACCGAAAAAGCGGCTTATTAAAAAAATTCATCACATTGTCACAAAATGGAAAATAAGGAGCATAAAAGTTCTGCAACGTCAAATCTTGAATGTGCTCGTCAGTAAATAAACCCAGATGTGAATTATACGCTTCAGTGAGAGTTTTCAGTTCCTTTAAAGAAAGGTCGCTGATTTCCTCGTCTGTGTAATTTGAAACGGTAAGACCTTTGTCTTTGAAAAAAGACTGTAAGATGTAATGGTCGCTCACCCGATTTCTTGAATATTTTTCACACGTTTGCCCGACCAACCTGTTTTTAACGAGCGAAAGGTCAGCTAGTTTGTCGCGCCCTTCTTTTAGTTGTTTGTCGTTGATTTCAAGTTCGCTTTTGAGGTAAAGTTGTTTGCGCGTCTTTTCTACCCCCTCTACGTATTGCTCCTGTCTTTTGATCTCAGCTTCATCGCCCTTAGTCCACATTTCTTCGTCCTGAAGGCGCTCAAGGGCTTCTTCCTCAGTTGGTAAACCGCGATTTTTCGCTTTGGTAAAAAATTTTCCCTCTAAAACCTCCAAGTCGACCTGATCTAAGGTCGACAAGTGCTTAATAAAAAGGGTTTCCCCTTCGATCTCTATTTCACAAAACCCTTCAATAATATCCCTAAATAAATAGCGATAATTAACCTTATGTGGTTGTGATCTCACTAATCAAGTTATCAAATTCTTCTTTAGTCGGAGAAGCGCTAAAATACCAATAACTTACCAACGCAGCCAACTTAGGATGCGTCACATTAAACAAATCGTCCCCTCTTTCGTCTTGCTCGTAATAATCATCTACCTTCTCTTCAAAAGTATCACCCTCAAAAAGCTGACGAAGCTTCTCGTCACCTTCTTTTTTTACATATGCTAAGTTGACTATATACCATAAAATCACACGATTTTGTGCCTTGATGTCGGCAGTATGGTTAAACAAGCTTTGATAAGAAGATTCGAGATTAACAATATCCCGGCGCGTTAAAGCGAGTTTTCCGTGGATCTCCTTAGATTTTTCGTTTGATTTTGCTGGGACCTTATCCCCTATTTTTATACCTAGAGTAGAAGCCTCTCTCTCGAGTTCTGCTAATTCTCCATATAGATCTATTAAACGTTGCGCGTCTTTCTCAGTGAGAATTCCTCCCGTATCCGAGTACTTTTTGGCCAACATAGCTTTTGTCAATATGCCTTTTTTGACACATCTGCTAATTTCAATAGAGTACTCCATGTCCGCATCTTCTAGTTGTCGGCGCCCCGGCTCCTTTAAAATAATCTCGTGGGGAACCTTTTTCTTGACTTTTTTGGTAACCTCAACCTCTTCTTGTTTGCCGGTTTCCTTGTTTTTTCTCTTTTCTTTGGTTTTTTCGTCAACTTCCTCGACTAAATGAACCTTGAAACTATAAATAGATTTCATATCTTATAAATTATGCTTTTAAAATAAGTTTTTTCTAAAAAAAAATTAAAAAGTGTATAATAATAGTATGGCAAGCCTTTTAACAGATGCAGAAAAAACAACCTGTAATAACGCAATGGACGATCTGCACGATACTTTTGCACGGGACGTCTACGTCTACAAAGACGCTGTTATCACCGTTTCTACACCAAGCCAATCTTACAATACTATTTATGGCAATGCTGGCGCCACGACGCCTATTGCTTATACACCACAAGTGTCAACAGTGTCTGCGAGGCTTTTGTATGGCAAGAATTATACTGAAGATTATTTTTCAAGCAGCCAGTCAAATTCGCAGCTTAAAATATTTCTTCCTGAAGGGCAGGTAAGGATGATCTTTAAAGCAGCCGATTACTCTACCCTTTCACAAGCAAAACGCATAGTGTTTGATGCCCACAAATTTGCAATCGATAGCGACTTCAGGGGTCACGGAGTTTTTGGAGTGAAATTTTACACCATTTATTTAAAATCCGTAAGTTAACATGGCTGCTACAAAATCTATCACATCTAGGACTATCAAGGAAGTACAAAGGGCGTTGCCTAGAGAATCTGCCTATAGAAAAGGACTTAAGGTAACGATAGAAAGACACGTCAAAAAAGCACAAGAAAAACTTTTAGCAAATTTTGAACAACACCCAGTAACACTCGAAATAGGAGGGGGGCCCGGGGCTTCCAACATCAGTGGCACCCTAAACGGAATCGGCAATTTATTTTCTTATATTGGGTTTGATTCTGGAGATCAGCCCTTAAACTCTATCCGGTCAATGTTAAAACAATACGAGATCAAATTTCATCACACCAAAACTAAAACCATCATCAATATAACGGTTCCCACTACCACAGATATTTTCAAGGCAAGCCCCCTCCCTTGGGCCACAGGACGCAGCTGGGCAAAAGGAATAGAAACAGGTATTTCAGGGCTCGGCAGATACCTAAACATTGAGTCTGCGCGTTCGCGTTCAGGGAAAGGAGTCCAAACAAAAAGACCTGTGCGCGCGGGCAAATTTAACAATACCTCCTATTTAAGTTTACTTCTCAAGACATATTATAAGGAAATAAGAAGGATCGAAAAAGGCACGTTATCATGAAACCAACCTATCAACACAAACTATTAACAAGCTTTTACATGTGGTTCGATCATTATCTGCTCTTTAAAGGCGATGCTTATAAAAATTTTCAAGGCACAGATTTTTATAATTACGCGGACGAACAAATCACCAACAAAACCGTATTTGGTTCCCCTTATAAACAGTGGGTATATGACAAAAGCATTCCCAGCGCCAAAGCCGTTCCTTCTATAAGCGGTGATGACGGAGCCCTCGCCGCAGGAACAAGCGGCATGATAGTGGATTATGAGAACGGACGCGTACTATTTGATAGTAGTGTTTCTACATCAGCCAAGATTAGCGGGGGCTATTCTGTGAAAAATTTTAATACCTATGTTTCCAATCAAAACGAAGAAAGCCTAATTATTGAAGGAACATACAAACTCAACGCTAGATATTCCCGCGAACTAACCTATGTGACGCCCTACGACGAGGTTGTACCCGCCGCCTTCCTTTCCGCCTCCACAACAAACAATGAACCGTTTGCATTAGGTGGCGAAGACAATACTATTAGCCACATGACCGCAGTGTGTTTCGCCGAAAACACATACCAGCTAGACGGTATTCTTTCTATTTTCGCAGACGCCTCTAAAGAAGTATTTCATGGAATTCCTTACAGTGGCGCCCCCTTAGATGAATTTGGAGACATTAAAAGCTCCTATTCTAGCGGCTACGATTACAACAATGTCGCAAACAACTTTTCAACAGACATTTCTTTTATACAAAACACCACCGTTTCTAAGATTTCAGACCGAATGGACAAATTTATACCAGCGCCCCTCTATGTGGGTTTTGTCGACTTTGAAATCAACAAATACCGTTTCCCAAGACAATAAAAGTTCTCAAACCTCTTTTTTGACTGTAACTATTTTAAATAAAACTTTAAAATATTATGGCTACATCAAGAAACAGGATTATTTATCAGAGTGAGGCGCTTTTCATAGCTCCTAACTCCACAGGCTTCCACATTCAAACAGGAGCAGCTACAGGACCAACTGTGGCTCAAATATCACAGGACGACACATATTCTTTGATTTGGAGTGGAGTTACAGGGCGCTCGAATGCACTATCAGTGCCATCGGTCAGCATACCAGTCAAAAACCGTAGTTTGCTCGAGCCCATGGAAAGAATTCAGTCTGCTAATTTTAACTTTACTATTAATAGGCAGGATATCAACGAGTTTGGTCAATTGGCGCGTTTAGACTCGATTGTGATGGAATCCCCTACTGTTGGGCTAGACTTTAATTACTACCTAACAGACGGCGGAAACGAAAGAAAAATGGGCTTTAATGTCCCAACGTCCGCTCAAGACCTTCGATATAAGGGCGCTGGCAACGACCGTAGGGTTCTCCGCTCTTTCAGGCATCTTGAATGACCCTCAGGGAAACAACTTTTTTATTACGGTTGTTCCTGATGGTAAAGACGTACAAGGAACCACTGCTCTAGCCACTACAGGTACCGACTATACCAAGAACGATGTGGTTGCCATTGGTAACGGCTTTATTAGCGACTATACGGTTGAGGCCGCAGTAGGATCTGTTCCAACTGCCTCCGTAACGGTGGAAGCCTTTAATATTAAGGTTGATGACCACCTTTCTGGAGCACCTCTGGACGGTAGCAACAATTTCTTGGATGAAGGCGTTCCCGGTGTCACCCTCGAGGGTAACAGCGGACTCTGTCGTTATGTGTTTCAAACAGGTGTCGGAAACACGGGCACAGCAGTATATCAACAGACAAACGGCAAGTCCTTTAACACTACAGGGAGCTCTACTGTAGCGGCATTGCGCCCGGGCGATTTAACATTGACTATGGAGAATTCGGGCAGCTATATTGGCTTGGCCGATATGGCCGGTGTTGGAGCTGCGCATATACAGAGCTTTACCATTAATGTTCCCTTGAGTCGTACAGTGTTACAACGCTTGGGAAGTACCTTTGGTTATGCTCGAGTGGTTGACTTCCCGGTCGACATTAGCTGTACGGTTTCAGCGGTTGTTTCTGACCTTCAGTCGAAGAACCTCTTTACGGAGCTTTGTAGTAGGACTACCCATAATTTCACTTTGAACATGAGGGATTCTTCCTGCACAACTGCTGGAAGCACCAAAATGAAATTCATAGTCAAAAACGCACGTCTAGACAGCGAAACGTTTACGAATGCCATTGGCGATAACGAATCAGTAGATATGACATTCACCGCTCAAATTGGTGGTGCAAATGACACAAGTAACGGTTTGTTTATCGAGGGGTCTTATCCCCGCTTCCGAACACTACCTTATTGGCCCCTTGGTGCCATGAAGGACAATGAGAGCACCTATAAGGGTACTCCCTTGTGGTTAGGAAGCTGATATAGAACACAGTATAAATCAAAAGCTGCCAAGGAAACTTGGCAGCTTTTTTATCCCTGAACTTAAAGGATGGCCCAACATCAAAAAGCGTTATATAAAACGTAATTGACCTCACCAGTGCCGTCAGGTGCGTCTGTACCGGCCACTTGAACTGGGGCGGCACCATATATATTATATTTAGCAGTAAGCTTCTCTAGGTGCTCCTGAGCGTCAGTAGCGAGGCCTCTGTAAGTTTTGGCTATCTCGTTTTTATTTGTACGAGTAATAGTAGCATCACCGTCCCGTAGAGTAATAAAATCTACCGAACTGTCAATATTTTTTAAAATTGCCCTTGTTTTCTTTTTGTAATACTCTACAAGGTAAATCTGCTTAAATATATCTGCCTCTTCAAACTTAAAGCCTCCAGTGTTTACTAGCGCCGTATCTCCATCCGCCATTCCAGACCC